TTCCCAATATCGTGACATTGTCTTACCAGAAACTGAAGAGCGCCTTTCTTCCATACCATCAAGCACACGATGAGCGGTTGAAAGCATTTGTGCTGATTCAAGGATCATTTTGACCACGTGCTTATCACAGTGCCACTTAGCGGCAACTTCTGGTATGGGAGATAAGGCAAAGATATTCATAATGTAATATTATATATTAAATCTCAATTATTTCAAGATTTTTCTTCTTAAATCAATCTTGTAATTTCTCTTTTCAATTGATTCAAGCCTCCTTTTGAGATATGATACTTCCTGTTGAAGATTATCAATGATTTTACTCAGTTCTGATTCATTCATTTTACCAGTGTGGGGAATACAGACTTCACAAGGCTTTCAGATACACGAGAGAATTCTTTCTCAATCTTCTTATCTTTTGCTCGACAGATGATATTAGCATCTTCTTCGGATACACTCTCCAAAATAGAAATGAAACTGGATTCTTTCTTCAGTTTAGAGATAGAACTATTGACTACACAATATCCAATGCGCTTGATGATATTATCTAATTTACCCCCAGGCGCTTCATTCACAGTGAATGGTGGTTTGCCGTCAGGCAGATCAAGCTTGATCGAGGAATCATAATTTAATTGTAATACAGTTCTAAGTGAAAAAGAATCATTCTGCTTCAAGATGTCTTGTCGCTCTGCTCTAGTCTTCGCCTCCTGTATACTTGTGAATATTTCATTTAAGGTTTGTTCTTCTTTTTTACTCATTGTTCTATTTGTTTTGGAAATCCTGCACTGCTTCAATTAGCATATTACATCTTTTTGTGATGAGATATGTCAGAGTATCCTTGTTTCTTTTATTTGATTGTGATTCATATTCTTCAACGATCTGATCTGTGACCTCCTTTGGAATGAATGACAGATCAATTACTTTCTGATTGCGTTGAAAGTTTCTTAGGGTTTCTTGATCCATAACAGATGCAAGATCATCTTTGCTCTCATACCATTCTTGAATCTTCTTGACTCGAAGTGGCTTTTGGCGAAGTCCATCAACGAATGTGTTATCGGGGCTCAAAATATTGGGCACACCATCGCTGGAATCGCCCTTGCATGTGTGTTCGAATCGATAGTATAATGGATCATCAACTGTGATCAAATCTCTTTTCATAGGACTGAACTGTTTTACATTGCTGTATCTATGTAATTGGAGAAAGTCTTTATCTGCGGATACGATCATCACAGGCTCGCCTTTTCCGAACTCTTGTGTTCCATCTGAAAGAACTGCAATGATATCATCTGCTTCTGCACCTTTCACATATACAACTGGATAGGGTAGATATTCTGTTAGTTCCTCTCTCACAAGATTGATCAGTCGAAAGAATTCGCCCCAATCTAGGGGTGATTCATCTCGGTTCTTTTTGCGGCCTGCTTTGTAATTCTCGTAAACATTTTTGCGCCATGAACCTCCATCACACGCAATAACTGTCTGACCGTATTCCTCTCGGAATTTTAGATTATACATACGAATTCGGTTGAGAATCATATGTCGAATAAGATTTTCTTCGATTTCTTGAGGTCGGTCTTGAGAGAAGATTGCCGCGATGGCGATGGCTGAGTAGTCTATAATTGTCATAATTTTTTAATATGTATATATTATATCATCTCACACCATAATGTCAAATCTTTTTTACAACATGATTTCGATGAATTTTACATCCAATGAAAGCATTATGATATTCTTCTGGCTTGAAAAGAACCGCTCTATCAACTTGTTCTTTCAATTCCTTATAGGTCAGTTCTCCTTTGGCTTTACATAGATGCAGTATCTCTCGGTCGAAATGATCTAAACCATTCTCCTCTACAAGAGACTTTATGGTTTCACTAGAGCCACAGTATGTTTTCCAATCAGATTCTTTTATCGACCTGCGCTTTCTCTTCTTGCCTTTAAGAGGCGGCCTAGTCACCTTGGAAAAGAAGCCCTTCTTCCCGATGTATTTCATTCCTGTTACTTTATCAGTTACAATATAGACAAACCCGATATTGTCCTCGATCATTTCAGTAGTAAACTCCTTACCATTATAACTCCACATAGAGTTATTTATAAACCTATTCGAACTCGTCGGTCTCGATCGGATCGAACTCTCCGAAGTTTTCGTCACCACAAAATGGGCAATATGTTGGCATTAGGTCTTCATCAACATCTTGATCAAGCCATTGAACAGTATATTGGGAAGTGCAGGCGTTACAGTATTGTGTTTCTTTAATCATTATTATCCTTCGCACGAAGCGCAGTTAAGTAGATTACGAGACAATTCCTGTGAAGGATTAGTGCCACGATGGTAGTAGAGTGTTTTTACCCCTTGTTCCCAAGCAAAGATGAGTAATTGATTTACTTCTTTGACTGGTGTTTTTGGGTGGATCATTAGATTGATGCTTTGTGCTTGATCAATGAAGTTTTGGCGAATCGAGGTCTGTATAATAATTTCTTTTTGGGCAATTTCTCCAAAGGTCTTGAATACTTCTTTTTCGTGATCAGACAAGAATTCAAGGTGTTGAACTGAACCACCATTAGTGAGAATAGATTTCCAAATGTTGCGATTATTCTTATTGTGAGATTCAAGTGTCTTCTCAAGATAAGGATTCTTATATGTGAATTTGCCTTTAGCAAGGTCTTTGACAAAGTAGTTACTATTTAGAGGTTCAACACTCGGTGATACTTGACCAAGAATAAACGAACTTGATGTAGTAGGAGCAATCGCCATTGTAGTGACATTCCTACGACCATAACCCTTCAACAATTCAGGCTCACCGTATTCTTTTGCAAGATCAGCAGAAGCGTCGTGCGATTCTCTTTTCATGTATGAAAAAATATCAGTGGTGAGTTGCTTCGCCTCAAAACTTTCGAATGGAATTGATTTACTCTGTAGATATGAGTGCCAACCAAGGACACCTATGCCTAGTGCTCTTTGATTCTCGGCAAACTTACGGGGCGCGTCCATATATGGCATATCTTCTGTTTTACGAATGAATTCCGACATCACAGCATCAAGGAAGAATGTTAATACCTCAACGGCATCAGTACCTTTCCATTCATCATAATGAAGAAGATTCATTGATGAGAGGTTACATACAAATGATTCATCGTTACTTGATGATAGTGCAATCTCTGAACAAAGATTGGAAGCATGTATCTTCATATTCTTATCCTTGTATACATCGGGAGCATTATCATTCATTGTGTCAGAGAAGAATAAGTATGGATAACCAGATTCAAATCTCTTCTTTAATACCTTGCCCCAAATCTTGCGTTTTGATTTATCGCCTTCAATCATGCTTTTCATCCATTTATCCGATATAGTGATACCGATAGATAGATTTTGTATGGGGTTACCATCATTACGAATTTGAAGAAATTCAAGAATGTCTTTATGCTCAATTGGCATATATGCGGCAAATGAACCTCTACGAACATTGGACTGAGAAACAACATTGGTCACTGTTTCAAATAATTCCATGAAATGCACAGGCCCATTTGATTTACCACCAGAAGAGATTTTTGCGCCGCGATTTCGAAGGCCGCCGAAGTATGCAGATGTTCCTCCACCCATCTTAGTCATCATGCCGACCTCGGCCTGCTTTGTGAGAATAGACTCAAGTGTATCATCCACATAAGAGCCGAAGCAAGAGATTGGTAAACCTCTCTCTAATCCATAATTTGCCCAGATAGGAGAAGATAATGAATACCATCCATATGACATATATTCTTCAAACTTCTTAGCAAAGTTTCTAATCTTCAATTCTTTTTGCGCAGCCTTTGCGATAACAGAGATTCTATCTTCTGCTGTCTCACCTTCTTTCAAATAGCCTCGTTCAAGAAACTTGCGTGAGTCATCGTTTAACCAATAGTATTTTTCCATAATGTATATATATCCTAAAACAGATCGTCTTCGTCGTATGATTTGTCTTTCTTTGAGTATTCTGTGGGGCGCTTGAAGAAGAAATCGGTTGCCGTATTTCCTAGCACATCTTCTTCAAACCATTCTGTCTTTTCCAGCAATTCTTGATCAACATCTCCAAACACGGGTTCGATGCCGATCTGTGTTAATGAATCATTGAGTCTATTCTTGATAAAATTCTGTAAGATAGGTGTTGAAAGGTTTTCTGATTTATAACCATTAACTGACCATTCAATGATCTTTGATTCAGCCTTGTATGCTTCGATACATTCAGAACGAATTCTTTCAACCAGTTCATCATCAAATAACTCTGGGTGTTCTTCTCTGATTGTATTCACCAATTTCATTCCAACCATAGCATGAATCAATTCTTCTTTCGAAGTGTATGCAACTTGCTGAGCAGTATCTTTCAGTAGATTGTGGAAGCGATTAAAGTAATTGATTGTATAGAACTGGCTAAACAGCGATACGTTCTCTACATACAATGTAAAGAGGATGAGAGAATATACGTAT